TACGTCAACAAAGCAGCTTTGAAACTGCTTTTAAATAAATGACCAATGTCCTTCAACGAAAAAATCCTCAAGGTATTAAAAAGTCTAAACAGCCATTAGGTCCATCAACCCAAAAATGAGATATCATAAGAGTAGCTCACAATTTAATGCAGGAAAGACCATGGAAGGTTTCCAGTATTTGGGTATCAGCGATGTGTTGCATCTTATGGTTCTTGTTATACTATCTTTAATAATATGTCTTTTAATTAACAAAGACTGACCCTTGAAGGGTAAGAAAAGGAGATTTCTTTATGCCTGTGGCTAAGGGAACTATTAAAAAAGGTCTTTCTGTAGAGCAAATATCAAAACTATCCAAACTTGCTGGCGTTGGTCTTACCATCACTCAAATGGCCTATATTATGGATATGTCAAAATCCAATCTTGAACGCAGAATTAACGATCAAAAGGGCGTACGAGAGGCATTAGAAAAAGGCCGAGCGCAAACTTCGTTGGCTATTAGAAGCACTGCTTTTAAAATGGCAAACTCGGGAAACCATCCGGTTATGACGATATTCTGGCTCAAGTGCAGGGAGAAATGGAGAGAAGAAACAATTGAGGATTACGAGCCGCTAGACTCTCTCAAATGACGTTAAAACACACAAAACAAATTGCAGCTTTCAACGATCCAGCTCGTTTTAAGTTTATCCTTGCAGGGCGCCGAGGAGGAAAAACCTTCTTGATGGCGGAAGATATCGTCAAGACGATACATTCAGCGCCAAGAAACGGCGCGATCTGTTACCTTGGGCCTTCAAATCAGCACGCTAAAGAGCTTATTTGGACTCCTTTGCTCGAGAGGTTCCATCAATTGGGCTGGGATGTCACGGCTCGAGTATCAAAGTCTAGGATCGAGCTTTCCAAAGGCCGAAAGATTTACGTTTTAGGCGCCGAGCGGATATCAAGGGTGAGAGGACATAGATTTATCAAGGCATATCTTGACGAGCTTGCCTACTTTACGGAAGACATTAGCGAAATTTGGCGAGCTTTAAGGCCGACACTTGCAGACTATAAAGGCGGTGCAATTGCTGCAACTACTCCAAACGGAAAAGGTACGCCAGCCTATGATTTTTATAACTCAATTAAGGAGCAAGACACTTGGAGTTATCATCATTGGATAACGGCTGATAATCCATTTATGTGTAAAATGGAGATTTTCGCAGCTAAACAAGAGCTTGATGAAAAAAGCTATCGGCAGGAATACGAGGCCGGTTGGGAGTCTTTCGAAGGTCTTGCATATTATTCTTTTGATGAAAATGCGCATGTCATAAAGCAACCTCCAATCGATTTCTCCATACCCATTCATATAGCCTTTGACTTTAACGTGGATCCATCCACGCTACTTGTATCGCAATTTGAACATGGTAAAATGAGATACAAGAAAGAATACTCTTATAAAAACTCGTCGACAGAAATCACGGTGGAAAACTTTTGCATGGATTTTAAAGATCAAGCGAAAATCATCGATTTAAGGATAAGAGGAGATGCAGCCGGTTCCGCGAGGAAAAGCAATACCGGAAAATCCGATTATTATTACGTCAAAGATATCTTGGGTAAATGGGGATTTAAATTTAAGCACGAGGTTATGTCATCGAATCCAGCTATCATTGATCGGCTCAAAACGGTTAACTCTTGGCTGAAGCCTTACCAAGAAGAAAGGAAGATAGAAATTGATCCTATTTGCAAGGATCTGATCAGGGATCTGTCTTCCCAAGAAATGGTTGGAAGGATACCATCGGATAAAAATAACCTTGGACACAAGGCGGATGCCTTGGGATATGATATTTACTGGCAACAAATAGCAGCAACAAGAAAGCCGCAAGGAGTTCTTCAACTATAAGGATGATTATGTCAATTAATGCAAAAGATGTTTTGGCAATTGTGGGGCAACGAAATGAATATCTAACTTTTAATCATACTTTACTCGATATCTTTGAAAACAATATATCCAAACATATTGAAAACGACCTTTTTATGCAGCTCAGCAGGCAATCATTTGATCAAGCGATGCATCGGCTTTCACCGATAAACGTTTTACCAAAGGTTATCGATAAGCTGACCAATATATATCAAACGACTGTAGTTCGTGAAATTGTTGATGGGAATGATACCGATGAAGATCTTTTGTCTTGGTATAAAGACAATATGCATCCGAATGATTCCATGAATTTGGCCAATGAAATGTATAACCTTTGTCAATCTACTTTGATTTATCCCACGGTAAAAGAAGGCATCCCAAGTCTTCAAATCATCGAGAACGATAGGTATATAGTCTACGCTGGCGATCCAATGTATCCAACATCTCCGACCCATATAATCCTTTTAGCAGGTAAACGAAATGGCGTAGAAATCTATTGGGTATGGAGTAAAGACCATTTTTATATTACGGATTCGGACGGGCTTTTTCGGCAAGACTTGTTAAATGAAATGGGAAACCAGGAAGGCATAAATCCTTTTGGAAGACTTCCGTTTGTCTATATCAACAATTCAAAACGAAAGATCATGCCGAACCAAGACAAGGACATGCTAAAGATCGTAAAACTAATTCCGATCATGCTAACCGATCTCAACCTGGCTGCAATGTATCAAGCTTTCTCAATGATCTACGGGATAAATCTAGATGAAGAAGAGATTGTTTTAGCACCAAATGCTTTCATCCGCTTAAAAAGCGATCCAACCACAGACCAAAAACCAGAAATTGGAACCATCAAGCCCGAAGTGGACTACACCCAAGTTCTAGGATTGATCGAGGCTCAAATCTCCATGTGGCTTGGGACTAAGGGCATAAAATCTTCGGCAATAGGATCCTTGACCACGGAAAACTATGCGAGTGGAATATCTAAGATCATTGATGAAATGGATACGTTCGAAGCTAGGCAAGCTCAAACCACAGTTTTTTCTAAAGCAGAATATGAATTATGGGACTTGATATCTAACTATATGCATCCCTACTGGACTTCAAGGAAAGAAATCAATATCAGCGCATTGTTTAGTGCTGGCGTTAAAATCAGAACCAAGTTTTCAGTACAACTTCCAATGCAATCAAGAGGTGCGATCGTAAGGGATCTAAACGAAGAATACACTGCTGGGTTCACGACTAAAAGGATCGTATTGTCGAAGCTCAACCCTGAACTTTCGGTTCAAGAAATCGAAATCCTGATGTCAGAAATAGAAGAAGAAAAAGCGCAAAATTCAACAGAGGTCATCAATGAGCCAGCAGAAACTGCATCTTGATATTCCTCCCGATCTGAGGCCAAGACAAAGAGAAGAATTGGCGGATTTGGTAATAGAGCATATCGTCGAGCGAACACAATCGGGAAAAGACAAAGACGGTAAGCAATTCAAAGGCTATTCAAAAGCTTATATGAAATCGTTAGATTTTAGGAACGCAGGAAAATCCAAGAAAGTAGATCTTCAGCTTTCGGGTGACATGCTAGCAGCGATTGAGCTGCTAAGAGAAAAAAACGGATCTCTGACTATTGGCTTTCAAAAAGGATCTGAAGAAAACGAAAGGGCTGAAGGCAATATAACGGGTTCTTACGGCAGGGAAGCAAACTCTTCGAAGGCAAGGGATTTTTTAGGTATCAAATCAGCAAAATTGAGAGAATTAATTGAATTTGTGAGGTCTAGAGATGGCTAAGAAGCAAGAGCTTGAGGTCAAAGCTTTCTTTAAAAAGATCGATACAACTCTAAAAGATGCTAAGTCTAAAGATATCTACCGATCCTTAGCCGAGGAATTGATAACGATCATCGTGAAGAGGACAAGGCTAGGGTATGGCGTGGCTGCAAACCTTGGGCCAAGATCCAAGCTCAAAGCTTTGTCTCCCAAATACGTGGATGCAAGGCGCAAGTTCAGAAGATTGGATTCTTCTACTTCTCCCAAGAAAAGCAACTTAACACGTACCGGGCAGATGCTTAGAAGTGTACAAATCATTAGTTTTTCAAAAGCCAAGGTAATAGTCGGGCCAAAAGGAAGCCGTGACGATGGAAAAAGAAACGAGGATATAGCGCAATATAACGCCGACCGTGGTCGAGTCTTCAACAAGCTTTCCATAAATGACTATAACCAAATAAGGAGGATTTATAGAAAACAGTTTGGTGACTTGCTTAAAAAGCGACGACTGATAAAATGAACGCATTAGTCCACAAGTATTGACAATTCAACCCAAAAAAGAGGATCATTTAAATGACTGACGAACAAACTCCTGTGGAGTCTCACCCGATAGAGCCTGTGGTTCTAGAAGAATCAAACCTTGTTTCCTACGATACCCATAAGAAGCTATTGGATGAAAAGAAAAAAATCCAAAGCCAGCTTAAGGAAATCTTGGACAACGAAAAGAAACGTAAAGATGATTTGCTACTGGAAGAGGGACGTCTTAAAGAAGCTTTAGAGCTTCGAGATAAAGAGCTTCTTGAGGAAAGATCAAAACGTTTAGTTTTCGAAAACCGAGAAAAGGAAGCAAGAAAACTGAGCGCAGTTATCAAAGGCCTTGGTACTTCGGATATTGAAGATAAATGGTACAACGTTATATCTCAACATATTGACAACATACAAATAGACGATGATGGAATTCTCGATCAAAAATCAATATTGGATGTAGTCGATGTTTTGAAAAAGACCTGGCCGGAAATGATTAAAAGAATGCCTCCAGGTGTCCCTAATGGTCATCCAGGCGGTGGTCCAAGCACAATCAACTATGACGACTGGATGAAGCTATCATCTAAAGAAATGATGAAGTGGAAGCCAGATCAAATTTTATCAAAGAGGGAATAGCAAAATGGCAGTATCAGACCTAGCAGCAGTAGAAAACCAAATCCAAAAATATTGGTCTCCAATATTTACCAAACAACTCAGAGAAAGCCTGCTTTTGGGTTCTCTTGTGAGCAAAGAATACCAAGGATCGATCGCTCGTCAAGGCGATACGGTTAGAGTATCTCAAGTAAATGCTCCAGTAGGCCAGCTTTTGACTGTTGGAACTGATGCAGATACTTTTGCATCCGAAGCTATTTCAACTCTTTTTGTTGATATAAAAGCAGACAAAAGAGCGGTTGCAGCTTATGAATTCGCAGACCTTGTTGATTTGCAATCTCAAATCAGCCAAAACAACCCAGCAGTTTTGGAAGCCTTGCGCTTTGCTTTGGCAAAACAAGTTAACAACTATTTGTATTCTTTGGTTGCTCCTTCAACTTCAGCTCCGGATCATTTGATTTCAGGCATTACAGACTTCAACGCAGCTCAACTTGCTGCTGCTAGAACATTGGCAGCGCAGGCACTATGGCCAATGGCTCCGGGATGGTATTGCCTTGCGGATCCAGTTTATTACGGCGATCTGTTGAATGCTATTACATTGACATCAAGCGAATACGGCGCAACAGATGCACCGGTTGTTAGCGGTCAAGTAGCATTGAAAAGATTTGGTTATAATATCCTGGAAGACAATAGTCGATCAGTAGATCAAGCCTTGTTGTTCCATCCCGATTTTATGGATATGGTTATGCAGCAAGAAGTTCAGGTCAAAATATCCGACCTTCATGCTCAAAAGAAATTTGGATTTGTGATGAGTGTCGACATGGTTTTCGGTGCAAAACTGGGAATCCAAGGTGACCGCAAGCATATTCGAGTTTTTAATACTTAAGGTTAGAATGGAAGTTTGGTCAAATTATCTTTATCAATCTCTCGAGGTGGTCATAGCCGATTCACCTCAAGACTTGGTAAAGGAGCTTAAAAAGATTTCGGTAGGGATAAAAATAATTCAAATCGTCCAGGTAGGCACAAGATCAGCTGCCTACATAATCGACGATACTAAAGTAAAGAAGGAAGAAAAAAATGGCGCAAAAAGAAGTAGCAGCTCATAAAACTATTGGTCGCGGTTTTACAAATGAAATCCAAACCGTAAAACTAACTTGGGATCATGCCCTAGATGGTGGTGCGACAACGGATACTTATGTGATGGGTACAAGCCTTGGCAAAATCTTGATCTTGGACGCTTGTGTGCATGTTGAAACGGCAGCGACATCCGGCGGATCGGCTACGCTTGCTATTGGATTAGCTGGGGGAGACGTTGATGCCTTCTTGGATGCAAGTTCTGGCGCGGTTGCAGCTCTTGTTTTGAACTATACGGAAAAAGAAGCAGCTGGCCAAAAATTGATCATTCCTGCTAATGGCAAAATGGAAGCGGTGATTGCAACGGCAGCTATGACAGCAGGCAAAGTAAGTTTGATCATTTCTTTTGTAAACGCAGCTTAATTGACATTGTTAGACCTGGGCGATTCCTCCCGCCTGGGTCTTTTTATGGCCAAAAAATGTAGGGTTTTTCATGAGCATTTCAGACCAAAGAGTTATTTATAACGGGCTTGATATCTCAACTCAGGTGGATGATTTCAGGTCAAAAAATGCTTTGTTTGGTTATGAAACGGGCCAATACCTTTATATAGGTTCTCTTTTGCCTTTCAACAATTTCTGGTTAGATATGCAAGTCGCTAATACAATCGACTCTGCAGTATCGATCGATATTTGGTGGGGCAATAGCTGGGTTTCGGCTGTTGATATCATCGATGAAACAAGCGGGTTTAAGTTCACCGGAAGAGTAAATTTTAATACCAATAGGCTTTCGAGCTGGGATTTAGAACAAACTTCAAAGGACGTTGTTGGGTTGACGACATTTGAAATCTATTGGAAGTATTGGATACGGATTAGCTTTTCGGCGAATTTTTCAGCATCTAGCGCAATCAAGTATATTGGTCAAAAGTTTAGCAACGACGATATTCTATATAGCTATTATCCTGATCTCGCGGTTTCTTCTACTCTCGATAGTTTTGAGACAGGCAAAACGACTTGGGATGAGCAGCACTATATGGCAGCCGATCACATTATATCTGATCTGAAGAAACGAAACATAATCAAATCAAAATTTCAGATCATGGATTACTCTTTGTTTACCGAGGCTAGCTGCCATAGAATAGCCGAAATGGTTTATATTGCCTTTGGATCTCCTTATTTTGATCAATTGATCGAGGCGAAGAAATCCTACAAAGAAGCGATGAATCTTAAATTCTTTGACGTTGATTTGAATAAAGATGGATCTCTTTCTCCTGTGGAGAGAAATTTTTCATCCTCATTTATGAGAAGATAATGCCATCAAAAGTAGAAGATATTTACGATCAAATTGTGACTATATGCTCATCGACCTTGCCAGCTTTTAAAAGACTACCTAATCCTTATGAATTGACAGAAAACACGTTTTTGCGTCTGGAAAATGGGTTTGGTGTTTCTGTTGGGCCTGGCGTTAACGAAAACCGGTTTGTGGGATGCTTTACGACTTGGGAAAGAAGCTTCCTTATCACCTTGGTCAAGAAGGTTTCTACTTCTCAAAATAACCTGGATCTTCGTCAAACTATCGAAAAAGATATCCTCGTGGCTCAGGATCTAGTTCAGAAAGCTTTCTACGCGAACCATACTTTATCAGGTAATGCCGTGACTTCTACCGTTTCAGACGATAGTGGGATAAACTTTATTGATGGGGATAGATTGAAGTTTTTGGGATTAGAGATCAATATATTAGTAAAATATCAGGAAATTATAACATCATAATTAAAGGGACAAACCAATGAGCGCAGTAAGCACCAAAAGCACCCGACGAGCGATAGTCCGAGAAGTAACGGAAGGTGTGCCGGTATCACCTACCGGATCTGCTAACTTTCTAGCTTTGCAAGAGGGTTTTGATCATGGTTTCTCATTTGAGACACTAGAAAATGCAGAACTAAAAGGATCTATCGGACAATCCAAATCGATTCTTGGTTTGGAAACTTCGACTCCTACCATGTCCCATTACCTAAGACATTCCGGAACGGAAGCCACAGCGCCAGGGTATTCGCTTCTTCTTGAGTCTCTCTTTGGAAGAACTCAAATTCGCGCAACAGAAAGAGATACAGTGGTGGGATCGACTACACTGGTTGTAAATGTTGCCGGCGGGGAAGGGGTCGAGTTTTTAAAAGGCGACTTGGTTTTGGTAAAAGATGCGGTGAATGGGTTTGCAATTCGTCCTGTGGAATCAGTAGCCACTGATGCCTTGACTTTGGGTTTTGCGCTTTCTACTGCACCCGCTGCCGCCGTAAACCTGGGACGATCGATCATGTATCGACCGGCAGATGATTTGCATCCCACTATGACAGTTTGGGACTATATCGGAAATGGTGGCATTATTAAAATGTCTTCAGGAAACAGAGTGGTGTCCGGTAGTTTTAGTTTTGAAGCAGGGCAGCTGATAAACGCTGATTACTCGATGGAAGGTATAAAAGTTTACTGGAATCCGGTTGTGATAACAGCAGCTAACCAGGCAATGGATTTTAACGACGGAACGCAAAGGAATGCTTTGGTTCCAATCGGAGTTTATAAGGATACTATTGACTTCGTAAATGCTTTGTCATCTTCGATGAATGCTTTGACAGCTGACGCAATCACGGTGTCCTATAGTTCTATCACTGGACGATATACTTTAACATCTGATGGCGCAACGTTCGGCCTTTTGTTTGATACTGGAACAAATGCAGCCGAAACCATAGCGGCAGTACTTGGGTTTCCTGCTGCCGATCAAACGGCGGCTCTCACTTACACTTCGGCTACTCCAATCGCTCTCGGCTCTCCTTTTTCACCCGCTTTTGATTCTTCCGATCCACTATCAGCTAAGGCTAACTTGATGATGTTGGGTGGCCCAACGGATAATCTTTGTGTAGCAGCTTCGAGTGTCACCGTTTCGGTAACAAATACGAAAGCCAATATAAATTCGATTTGTTCAGAAAGCGGTGTTGCTTCTTCTTTGATTACTGAAAGAGCGGTAACGGTTTCGATGACATTGCAATTGAACCAATACGAATCGGCGCGGTTTCACAGATTCCATGAAAACGAAACAACTCGGTTTATGTATATTTTTGGCACTAAGTCAGGTGGTAATTGGGTAGCTGGCAAATGTGGAGCGATCTACATTCCTACGGCGGTGATTTCTAGCCTTGAGACTGCCGACCAAGATAGTTATCAAATCGTTAACATCGAGCTGACCGGGTTTGTCAACGATTTAGGTCAAGGCGAAGTGTTCTTGGGATTTGTATAACAATATCGAAAGGTGACTTATGAAAGAGATTAATTTTGTACCGAAAACGGAAGGTTTTGAAGGATCTATCACTTTAAATCTTCCTAGCTACAAGGAAAGAATGGCTTTGCTCAAAGGTGTGGGAATGAAAGTGAACGCCGATGGAGTAACGGGCTTAGATGATCAGCTAGAAATTGCAGAAAAGCTTTTAGACAAGTTTGTCTCTTTGGTTATAAAAGTAGATTTGAAATATCAAGATAATCATTTCACGGATTTGGAAGAACTTTCTTACTACCAAGAAGGTCAAGAAGTTATTCAAGAGCTTCAAGCATTGATGACAGGCGGATTGAGCTTGGGAAAGAAATGACTGCCCGTTTGAGGTTTGACGTTAGATCTTCTTGGAAGATGAAAACGACGTCAAACATTCACCCGGTTAGTGCCATTTACATCATGGAATACATCACTAGAATGCGGCTACAAACATTAGGGTTTCAAGACAACCTTGACGATTTGGATTGCTTATCAGCGGAAGCTTTGCTTGTTATCGATGGAGCAGTAGAAGAAGTAAAAGCGGAAGAAATGAAAAAGGCTTCTAAGAAAAAAGGTTAGAAATGGCCAACGACGTTAACCTACAAATAGGCATAGAAACTAGAGATGCGGTTAAGAATATCGCAGAATTCCAGCAACAAACTCAAAAAAGTGTTTCATCTATCCAATCGGGATTTAATTCTCTTAAAACTGTCGCTTTAGCTGCCGTAGGTGTCTTTGCTGGTAGGGCATTGATCAATGGAATAAATTCAGTGATTGCTGCATCTTCTAGGCAACAAGATGCAGTAAATAAGCTCAATACTTCGTTGAAAACTAGCGGGGAATTTTCGGAAGCAGCTTCTCAAGAATTACAAAAGTTTGCTAGTTCTATTCAAGAAGTAACAAAGTTCGGCGATGAAGCTATTCTAGAGCAAATTGCTTTAGCTAAAGCATTTGGAGCTACTAACGAGCAAGCAAAACTTATCGTCACAGCTGCCACAGAACTTTCGGCGGCAACAGGAACTAGCCTTGATGAATCCACTAAGAGAGTATCTAAAACGCTTGGTGGTCTGGCAGGAGAGCTTGGAGAGGTCAATCCTGCGATCAGGGCACTAACAAAAGAACAACTGGCAGCTGGAGGAGCGGCTAAGCTTTTGATCGAACAATTTAGCGGATCCGCGCAAGCTCAAATCCGGACGTTTTCAGGAGCAACAAAACAGCTTTCGAATTCGTATGGAGACCTTTTAGAAAAGTTCGGAATGTTTATCACAGAGTCTCCCGTAGTGATTTCTTCTATCAATGCTCTATCCAGGATATTCAGCCAATTAGGTGATTTTATAATCAGGAATCAGGAATCTATAGAATCCTTTCTTGAAATATTTATAACGCTATCTAAAGAAACACTGAACTTTACGCTAACCTCTGGCGCTGGCATCGTTCAATTGTTTATTAAATTGGCTGAAGTAGTTCAATCAGCCGTCGCTGAAGTGTTGCGCTTTGTAGAAAATCTGACATCGATTGCTAGCAGCTCACAGCTTGTAAGTGGAACTTTGTCAAAGCTTGGGATCGATGTGCAAGCTGTCACAAGTGCGATTGGAGATCAAGCTAAGGTATACGAAATAGCAAGCCAAGCTTCCGCCCTCGCATTCCAGGGTGTGAGCGACGCTGTAAATGATACGAAAGGATTTATACAAGGTCTTGGAGCAGTATCTAAAAAATCAGGCGAGACTATCGAAAAGACTTTTGATAGTACAACCAAAGCTGCTAAGGCATCGGCAGACGCACAAGCTAAGATAAATGCGGATCTTCAGAAAACCTTGATAGATTCTTATCAAAAGCTTGAGGATGAATTTAAAAACTTTGGAAAAACAGAGACTCAAATAGCAATCGAAGCGGCTCAAGCTCAGATACAAATTGTAAAGAATTCTTTGAAAGAAAGAATTATCGAAGAGCAAAGAGCTGCTATTTTGATTAGAAAAATCAGACTTGGACTTGATACAAAGCTCGACGCTATTGATGTTACAAAAGTAAGCACAAGCGATGCAGCTAAGAAGAAAGAAGAAGAAGAAAAGACCACAGGAGATAGAGCGGCTGACAATATCAAATCGTTTTTAGGTCTATTCAAAATCCTTGATCAAAATATGGTAGCAAACATTGCGAAGTTTTCAGGTCAGACTATTGACTTTTTGAAAATTGTAGGTGAAAAAGCAGTCCAAATCGGTGGCTTCATTTCAGACGCATTTTCTGTGGGCGCAGATGTATTAAGTAAAGCATTCAGCGGTGACTATTTTGATAATTTCATTGGCGGATTAGAAAATGTAATTTTAAAAATACCGGAAAAGTTTGCTGAATTCTCTGAAAGAATAGCAGCTATAACAGACGGATTAGGTACGGTTTTCACAAGTTTTATATCTGATTTACCTAACATATTTGCATCTGTATCAACTGGGATAGCAAACGCATTTAAAGCGGGTTTAGATATTTTAATAGCTAACCTGCCTCAAATACTTGACTCAATCATCAATAGCTTGTTTGTTTTTGTTGACGCGATTCTCGAAGTGATCCCAAAGCTAATAGCTGCCTTGCCAACAATAATCAAAAAACTAGCCGATGCCTTGCCAATACTTTTAGGCAAAATATTGAGAGCTTTACCTGGAATTATAAAAGCCTTGGCAAAAGCGATTCCTCAAATCATTCGAGTACTGGTTGATGCAATACCGGACATTATAACAGTGATCGCTAACAATATTGGGCCAATTGCAGAGGCATTGATAACGGGAATACTTATAGGAATTCCATCTATCATATTTTCATTGATTGATTCTTTAATCGTCAAAGGTGGAATATTTAGGATTGCATTTAAATTGGTAGAGGCTTTGCTGATCAACCTACCTATTGGGATCGCAAAAGGAATATTGAACGCACTCGCTGCATTAGGTGATGCGGTTTTTGGCGGATTAGCAGATGCCTTTTCAGGTGGAATCGAATTCCCAGAGCTTGATTTTTCATTTTTAAAAGATATTTTGGACGGGTTTGCGGCAGTATTCCAAGCGATAATCGATGGGATAAAAGCGCCATTCGAAGCACTAAAAAAATCGATAGATAACCTTACGGGTGCAGGAAAAGGTGGAAAAGGTGTCATCGGGGAATTATTTTCGCAAAACGTTGATGTAGGTATTAGCAATTTACTAGGCGGAAGTAACAGAAAAAAGATCATTGGGTTT